GAGGGCGATACGACTCGGGTCCGTTCGCGCCCCGCTTACACGGGGGAAGTCGTAGTGTGCCATAGTCGGGCGTTCTCTCCCGTCGGGACCCTACGGCGGACCGCGGGGTTCCCTTCGGGGTCCCCCTCGTCGGGAGACATGTCTACTACGGACGGGTAGGTGATAAAACTATCGCCACGCTAACGCCCGCTGTATGCCGTTTCTGGATTTGTCGGGTGTAAGAATCAGGCCGTTTCGACCGAACTCCCCTCGTCGGACTCGACCGTTTTCTCGTCATAGCCAAAAATCAGGTAGCGGAGACTGTCTAACGCATGGTCGTCCGCGTTCGACCCGCCTACGTCCTTCTCTTTGTACGTCTGAAACTCCGAGATAAGGTTCGGACAGGCGTCCGAAACGAGGAGGCCGACACGTCCCGTCGAGTCCGTCCCGAGACGACGACGAACAGCGGAGATACCCGGGTCGAGACTCTTGTCCGCCTGTATCGCCCGGTAGCCCGCCTTCCTGAACTTCCGAATGTCCGAGGGTTCGTGTTCCGCCCACATGACGCCCTTCGGCTTTCTGTCCTCGTCGGGGAGACTCCCGCGAAGCCACTTCACCGCCTTCTCAACGTGGGACTCCGACTCGTAGAACTCGTTCAGGACCACTATCTGTCCGTAGGGCGTTCGCCCACAGGCGAGGACGACCCGGGCGTCCCCCCATCCCGCGTCGTATCCGTAGAGGCGGAACCCGTCCTCAACGACCTCCCGGGCCTCCGTCTCCGAGAGAACGTGGTCCGACCGGCGGAACCCACGGTAGACGAGTCCTTTCGCCGCCGCGTAGCCGCCGTAGAGTCCCTGTTCCTCTAAGTGCGTCCCGGCGTACTGTCGTCGGAGTTTCCGTTTCGTCGCGGGCGTGATGAACGGGTTCCGCTGGTTCGACATGCGGACGACCCGGATGTTCTCGTTTAGGTCCGTCTCCTCCTCGCCCCGGGTGTCCTTCCGGCGTTCCATAATGTCGTAGCACTCGTTATACCCGTTCCCCGTGAACGTCCACAACTGAACAGCGGGCGGTCCTGCCGAGAGACGGGACCCTATCATGTCCTTGATGCTGTAGAGGTCGTCGCCGTAGAGGGAGGGTTCGTCCAACCACGCCCCGTAGAACTCGTCGCCGGCATGCCGCCCGGGGTCGTCGGCACTCCCGAGGACTATCTGTGTGTCGTTAACGAGGGTGAGAACCATGTCCTGTCGGTTGAAGTCCTGAACGATAGGCGAGTTCTCCGGGCCGTTGTAGTTCGACGTGAGGACGTGGGTTCTCTCCCCGGGGAGGTTCTGGTAGAGGACCTTATACGTCGTCTTTTTCGCCTTTGCGAAGTCCTGTCCCATGCACAACCACCGGGACCCCGGAACGCGTAGGGCACTCTCTATTAACCACCGGGACCCGACGAACGACTTTCCCGACCGGAAGCCGCCCAACGCGCCCACTATGTCGTAGCCGTCCTCGGGGAGGTCGGTGTCTATCCAGTCCCCGGTGAGTTCGTGGTAGAGGGTGTTCAGACGGGTGCGTTCCTCTCGGGGTTGATTCAGGTGATACAGGAGGCGGACCTGTTCGGACCAAAACTCGTAGCGGAGGCGGCCCCGACCGCGGACGCCCGACGGGTTCGGTTCCCACCGTAGCCCCTCGACCTCTCCCTCCGGTCGTATCCCGCCGGCCGCCCCGCCCGCGTCGCCGTCGTCGCCCCCGTAGCCGTAAGCGGATGAACTCATACCGCGGAGTTGCGACTACGAGGTGAAGACTGTTCGGGAGGGAAGGGCGGCTTAGTTCTGTTCGAGGTAGTCGGTCATAGGAACGACCTCGACCTCGTAGTCCGGCAGGGACTCGTTCAGGAACCGCCGGAAAAGACGCTGGCCGTGGACCGTCGGGACGTGTTCCATGCGGATAACCGTGTTCTCGACGCCCTCGGGGTAGTCGAGGACGAGGACGTAGGTTCGTTCCGAGTCGGCCGCGTCGGTGAACTCCTCGGAGAAGTATAGGCGGGCCTCCGCGGGCGGCTTCTCCTGAACGTCCTCGGGGACGAGTGACCGGACGGACCCGATAACGTAGTCGTCCGGCGCGTCGTCGCGGTTCAGGGGTTCGTAATCAATCCCGCCGTCGTTGGTGGCGTTCTGTGCCATACCCTACTATTGTGCGTGGGGGATAATAAAGATACCGGAGGCTAATAGACTGTCCTCCTCAACGCCCCGTCGAGTCTCTATAGTGGCATGTGATTTATGGCCGCGGGAAGGTGTCCCGGGCGGGTGTTCTGTGGGGGTAGATAGACGGATAAAATATCTTATCCCGCTATCTACGTCCCCCGAACGCCTCGTCCGCCTACCCTCCCCGGCCGCCCCTACATGTCCGTCCACGTCTCGGGTTCCTCGCCTGCCTCCACCGTCTCGTAGCCGCCCTCTATCGCCGCGTCACATGTCGAACAGACGGCCGGCGGCCGGCCCGCCTCGTCCCTCTCGTCGTCCTGAACGGTCCGCCCGCACTCGGGACAGTCCCACAGGTAGCCGCACTCGCCGCACTCGGCGGGTTCATCCTGTGCGGGTTCGAGATACGGTATCTGATTCCGGCAGGACGGACAGACGCGCGTTCGGTGGGTCGTCCCGCCGCCGTGTCGTTCCTCCCGGGCGCGGCGCGTCCGGTCCCGGCGGTCCTCCCCGCCGGCCCCTCGTCGTTCTCGCGCCATTAGTATCCGACCACCTCGCCGCCGGACAGTAGGGAGTCCGTCGCGCGGTCCTCCGCGGTCCGGTCCGGGTGGTCGCCCTGTTCGAGGAGGCGTTCTACGTCGGCCTCGAACGCGTCGAGGTCGTAGTCCGGGAGGTCGTCCGACAGGTAACGGGCCTTCGCGCCCTCAACGGTTTGGGCGCGGTCGTATCGGGGGTCATACTCCGGCGTCGCCGCGGTCCGGGCGGCGACCACGCTACGCGACCTCCGCGCCGGCCGCGTTCTCCTCGGGACAGTCCCCGAGATACAGCGGCGTCGGCGGCCCCCACAGGAACCTATGTCGGTTCCCACAGACGGGACACTCGTAGACGGCTACGCGGTCCGTCTGTATCCACTCGTCCGGTTCCGTCCCCTCCGTGGCGATACGCGTCTCGTCGCGTTTGCCGTCCGCCAACGGACAGTAGAGGGCGACCGTCGCCGTCTCCTCTCGCCCCCGGACGAGTCGGGCCGCCCACTCGCGGAGGGTCATGCGGTGGCCTCCTCCCCTCTCGGGTCGTCCCGGTGGCCGACCGGCGGTAGCATGTTCTCGTTACAGACGGGACAGACGGGATACCCGCCGTCGTCGTTCTCGACTATCCACTCCGGGCCGACGCGGGACCGACACGCGTAGCACAGGACGCCCTTCGCCTTGTTGAGACGGTCGTGTTCGAGGGCGCGGCCTTTCCACGACCCGACGAGGAAGCCGACGAGATACCCGAATAGGACGCCCCCGAACGCGACGAGTAACGTCCCGAATAGACTCACTCGAACCCACCCCGGCGATACCGACGGTGGCCGGTCGGCCGCCGCCCCCGACGTTCCGCCCGGAACAGGCGGATAATCAGGTAGACCGCGGCGGCGAACCCGAGGACGAACCCCGTCGCGCCGCCGCCTACCAGATAGTGCCATTCTTTGAACGTCGAAGCGAACTCGTTGAGGAGGCGTTGAGGCGTCGTGTTCATGCGAACCGCCTCCCGATGGAACTTTTCCACGCATGCCGGCACTCCCGAGAACAGAAAACAGCGTCGTAGCCGTTCGCCCGAACCGCATCCGAGGCGGGTATGTCGTCGCCGCACTCCGAACAGGCGTCGTTGAGGAGGCGCGTTCGGTCCATAGCGTCGCCGGTCATGCGTTCCCCCCGTCGGCGTCCACGTCGTCGAGAGGCGGGTCCGAGAGTCCGAGAACAGCGGAGAGTTCACGGGCGAACTCAACGCCCCGTTCCCATGCCTCCGGGTCGAGGTCGTCCTGTCCGGCGACGTGGACGCCCGTCACTTCGACCTCGCCCTCGGACGCCTCGGTAATGACCTGAACGCCGTCGGGCGTCACGGAGTCGTAGAACCGGAAGGCGTCCAAATCCTCGGGGTCGGCGGGGACGTAGGTCTTCCCGAATATCTCGGGCTTCACCGGATAGCGTTCCCCGTGGACGCCGCGGAGAATCACGTCGCCCGGGTCCGCCTCTATGAACCCCTCCGGCGTCTCGACCTCTTTCGTCTCCTCGACCTGTTCCTCTACCGCTATCTCGACGGGGAGTTTCCTAAATCGCATTATCTGTCAACACTATAGAGAGGTATGAAGCCCGGGCGTTTTTCCCCTCGACCCGCCTCCGTCTGCGTGTGACCAATTTTGACATGTGTGTCCTGTGTCATAGTTATGCGTTCTCCTCCGTCGCCCCATCAACGAGTTCGGGCGGCTTGTCCCGGTCGGGCATGTCGTCGAGGTCGTCTAACTCCTCGGGGGCGACCCCGGCGACTTCGACGGCGACCTGTCGTAGCCCGCCCTCAACGACCGCCTCGGAGTCCTCCCGCTTATCGGGGTCTTTCCACTCGGTCCGACCGCGGCGGGCGAGGGTGTCTACCCACATGCGGTAGAACTTCGCCGCCCCGGTGTAGTTCGGCGGTTTCTCTATCACCTCTATGGTCCCGTCGGGCTTCATTTTCTTCTCCTCGGTCGGGGTGAGGAGGTCGCGTAGCCCCTTCTCGAAGATAGTTTGCCCGATAAGGTCTATCCGGTCGTCGTCGAGGTCGTCGGTTAGGAACTCCGTCAGGACCTCTTTGTCCCGGTGGAGGGTGGACTTACTCTTGTCGAACCGGCGGGCTAACTCGGACCAATTCACTAAGTCCGGGTGGCCGCGTTCGAGGAGTTCGTTCTGTAGTATCCACGCCCGGCGGTGGGTGTAGTGCCATTCCGATAGCGGCGTCCCCTCGTCCCACTCTATCATGCGGTAGTCGTGGTCCGACCCCGAGGACCCGGCGGCCTCTTTCTGGTTATCCGGCGGGTCCGGCATGTCGCTACCGTCGGTCATAGGCCGACCGCCCTCCGTAGCCGTCCGAGGAGTCCCGGTCGCCGCGGTCGTGTCCTCTCCGAACAGGTCCGCCCGTGGAGGAGTTCGCCGTTTCTCTCGACGACGTGAGTGTAATATCTGTGCGTGCGGTCGTGCGTTCGGGCTACGTCGCCGCCCCACTCACAGACGGGACACCCGTCGTTCATAACGGCCGGTCCTCGAACTTCCCTACGTCGAGTAACTGTTTCGCCGCGGCATGTCGGATACAGCGGGAACAGAACCGCCGGAGGTCGTCGCCCTCGTCGGCGGGTAACTCCTCGTCGGGAACGTCCGCGTACTCGGAGACGGTTCCGCACAGGGCTTTATCGGCGTCCTCCGAGGCGGTCCCTTCGGCCTGTCGGCCGCGTACCAGCATGGACGGCGGGAGGCCGGTCGCTACGATGTGGATTTTCTCGCCGTGGGGCGTCTCCTGAAACTCGTAGTTCTCCGGGTCCCGGAGGTCCCGGAGTCGGTCATGTCCCCCGACCTCAACACCGCCGCCGTCGGGGAGAACGGTGGCGTCTGGTTCAGTTCGACGCTGTTTATGAACCATATAACAATAGTGTCTCGTTACCCTCGGGAAAAGGTATCGGACGGAACGGTAGGGAGGGGTTACAGGGAGGCGGGTATCTGTGGCGTCGTCTCTCGGGCGTCTGTGCGGCGTCGTGTGGGCGTCGAACGGAGAGAGGTATCAGGCGGCGCGTTCGCCCCGTGGCGCGGAGAGACGGTGACGTGTCGGTGAGAGTGTGGTCGTATGGAAACGTGCGGCGTTACCAGCGGGATTGTCCCGGGGTCGCGTCCCGAGAGGACCCGGGGGGAGTGGGGTCGTCGGGGCGAGGGTCCGGGGTCCCGCTGTTAGCCGCCCGCGTGTTGGGGTTCTCGTCGCCGTCGGGGTCCTGTATGGGACGCTACTGTCCTTGCGGTTTTCACTCGGACGCCTTCGGGACTCCGTGTAGCCTGCGGGTCCGGGGATTCACGGGGACCGTCGTTCCCGCTGGTATGTCGGACCGTTTCTTGATACGGCCCTCGGGCGGTGGTCGGGGTCCCATCCCGGACGAGGGTTGTGTTATCACCCCATCCCGGGGAGACGCGGCCTCCCGTTACGGCCCTCCGCGACCGTGAAAAGCGGTCCATCATCATGCGAAGGGGTCGCACAGGAGGGAGGTGTTAGGGAGAGGGTAAAAAGGTCCGTATCGGTGTCCGCTGGTTCGGCTACGGTTCGTCCTCAACGACCGCGGCGGCGTCCTGAACGGCCTCGACGAACGCCTGAACGTCCTCGGGGTACACGTCGAGGCGTTCTATCGGGGTTCGCATGGGGTCTAAGGTTATCTCGACGGCGTGGGGCGTCCCGCGAACGATAATGTCCGACGAGGACGCCGGGGACTCAACGCGTTTCTCTACCTCTACGTCGTCTCGGGTCATGCGTAGCCCCCGTGGAATCCGTGGCCGCACTCGGGACAGTAGTTCCCGAGTTCGTCGGGGTCCGAGTTGGCCGTGAACTCGTTGCCACAGGCGGGACATTTGAGGCGGGTCATGCGGTCGGCCCTCCGTCGGCTACCTGAACGACGCCGGGGACCTGATTACGGACGACGCGGGGGACGTGTGAGAGGTCGAACGAGGCGACGGCTTCGGCGTCCTCGGTGGGCGTCTCGACCTCGGACCACTCGAACATGGTGTAGGCGTCGCCGCGGGCGACCGTCTCGGTGTCGGCGGCGGTGACGGCCCGGAGTCGGGCGCGGAAGTGGGTCCCGCCGACGCTGTAGAGAACGCACAGTCCGCCGATACCGCGGCGGTTGTCCGTGATACCGTGAACGTCGGTCGGGACCGCGCTATCTATCGGCATATCAGGCGTCCTCCTCGTTCAGGACCTCAACGGTCGTCTCCTCGGGGTCGTCGTGGCGTCGGTTGAGTTCCGAGACGTGTCGCCACGTTCCACGGGGCGTCCGTTTCAGGGTCCCGAGGTGACGACGAATAGGCGGGTCGTTTCGGTGAGATTCAACGCGGCTATCCAGTTGGTCCCGGACGGAGGTTCGGTAGCCCATGTCGCCGTGGTCGAACATGAAGCCGTTCACATGAACCTCCTCGACTACGCCCTCTCGGGACTGTTCGGTGTGCGTCTGTCCCGATTTGTAGTGGACGCGAACCTCGTCGCCTTCCGATACCGCCGGGAGTTGTACGTAGTCCCGTTCGTAGCCGTTCTGTGCGTCGTCGTCGTTCCCGCGGTCGCGGGGAGTGTCGTTCTGTGCCATAGTCGGTCGGTGGGGACCTCCTACGTCCCGCCCCGTTCGCGTCGGTCACGAACGGGGTTTCGAGAGGAAAGAGGTCGCCGTTCAGTCCTGAATATACTCGAAGGCGAACCCGTTCACCCACTCGAAGTAACCCGAGTTCAGGCGGGACTCAACGCCCTCCGGGTAGTTCTCGTAGTGACCGTCGTCGCCCGCCTCGGAGTGGAAAAACGCCTCCCGCGTCTGTTGGTCCTGAAACCCGAGGGTAAAGACGACGCCGTAGGGGTCGCCGTGAGGGTTCGTCCCGTAGTCGCCGCGGTCCCACAGGGTCGGTTCGTCGGCAAAGTAGACGCCCTTCCCCGCGGCGAGGAAGTCGCGGAACGTCTCCTCAACGACGCGGCGGACGTGAGACGCCGTAGGCGAGAGGTTGCCGTCGGACTTGACCTCGACGCCCTCGAACGCCTCCGCCTCCTCCTGTGCCTCCTGTTCCATGCGGGCGGTCGCCTCCTCAACCGCCTCGGAAAGACAGGAGTCGCACATGTGGCCGATAACAGCGTCTCCCTCGGGGAGAGTGAGTTCCTGAACGTTCTCGGTGGTCCCGCACTCGTCGCACTCGTCCGCGTTCGCCGCGTGGCTGTTTTGTGCCATACCCTACTATTGTGCGCGGGCGATAATAAAGGTATCGCATGATAACAGGAGATAGCCTGTTAGTAGACGACCTCGGCGTATCGGCCCGCCTCCGCGTCGTCACACTCGGGACAGGCGTCCGGGGCAACGTCGGGCGGCCCGGTCCACGAACACCCACAGGCATAGAACCGTTCGGCCGTCGGCATGCTTAGAACCCCCTGTCGTCGAGGGCCGTGTCGTCTATCTCGACGGCCTCCGAGAGGGCGTCCCGGGCCTCGGCTATCCGGTCTTCGACCGCCTGTATCGCCGCCTCGTCCACGCGGTCCCGGATAGCGTCCCGGACCATGCCTTCGAGGTCGTCACGGTGGTATTCTTTCAGGGCGTTGAGTTCGACGTTCGTATCTCGCCCCTCGGAGACGTAGGTCATGAACCCTTGTCGTAACGCCTCATCCTTGTCGGTCGAGGAGGGGTTCGGGTTCTCGGGGAGGTCGTATTTCTGTATGTGGTTGAGGGTAATCCCGACCCGTTCCATGTCGAAGGACCCGAGTTCGTCGCCCGAGTCGGCGGACTGGTATTGGACGGGGAGGCCCGCGGTCACGTCGTAGTAGCGGGGGTCGTCCGCGCCGGCCTCCTCTCGTCCGAGGTCGAGGCCGTAGTAGGCCATGCGGTTCAGCGTCGAGACGGGCGCGTGATACCCGGAGGGATTGAAGTCCCCGAAATACAGGATATGAACGTCCTTGCCGTCGGTTATCTTGTCGCGGAGGCGGGTCGTCGCCTCGTAGACCTTGCTATCGGACCAATCCCCGCGCGTCGCCTCTAATCTGACGTTCCACTCCCGACAGATAGGCGCGAACACCGACGCGAGAGACTGTTTCTCTAACCATATCTCGACGTAGTTCTCCTGTTCGGCCCACACGTTCTCGTCGTAGGCGTTCCAAATGCCGTCTACGGCGGCGTTCAGGAACGAACGCGGACTCTCGTAGCCCGAGGCGACGGTCGTCTCGGCGGACCGGGAGGCGTCTATGATTTGGTCCGGGCGGATGTACCCGGCGCGGCGGCCCTTCTTGACGGCGCGTTTCACGTAGCGGTATTCGTATTTGTTCCCGCGGGACTCTAAAGCGTAGTAACAGTCCCGAACGGTTCGCTTTTCGCCGTTCGAGAGTATGTCCTGAATCCGGTGGACGAGGGCGCGGTATTTCTGTCCGGGGTTCCACTCGCCCGTAGCGTTCGGGTTCACGACCGCGGGTTCGGGAATGGTTTCAGACATGCGTCGGGTCCTCCGTGCCGTCGGCCGGGAGGTCGAGGAGGAGGTCTACGGTTTCGCCGGCCTTCTCCTCGGGACACTCACAGTCCGCGAACAGCGGACCGCCCGGTGTTTCAGCGAACAGGGACAGGGACGCCGACCCGTCCTCGTACACGACTACCTCGACGACCGCGGCATAGTCGTTCTGTGCCATGCTACCCTATTATTGGATATGTGTAATAAAGATACCGGATACTAACAAGAAATAGTCTGTCGAACGGGAACGTCGGGTAGGGTGGGGTTACTCGCCGCCGTTCTCGGGTTCGTCTATGTAGAGGTCGTCGAGGTCTACCTGTTCCTCGCCGTCCTCCCCGACCAGCGGTTCCGTGAACGTCTCCACTTCCTGCCGGAACAGGTCGAGAACGTCCCGGACGGACGACTCCGCCCGTATCTGACTATGCTGTTTCGTGATAGAGGTGACGAGAGAGTCGTAAATCTCGTCCTCCTCCGCGAGAACCTGAATCCCCTCCGAAAGACGTTGATACGCTAACATCTTGCGGAATCCGCGCATGTTCAGGACCCGTTCTATCTGTTCCTCGGTGAGGTCGTCCGTCGAGAGGCGTTCGAGGTCGTTCATTCGTCTCCCTCTCCGGCGGCGACGTTTATCTGTGTCATACCCGGCGCGGGGGCGTAGCCGGTATGTCTGAACCCGTAGTCGTTCAGCGTCTCCTCGAAGGCGACGAGGTTGAACGTCTCCTCGCCGCCGAACCCGGCGTCTACCTCCTCGACGGAGACGACGACCATACCGGAGTCCCGGTCCGGGGCGTAGTCCACGCTATCCACGTCGTCGCCGTCGAAAAACTCCTCCGTCGCCTCCCGGAGGTCGTCCGTGGTCACGCCGCCGTCGGGAACCACGTCTCCGTCTCCGTCCTCGTCGGTGTCGGTGTCGCCCTGAACCCACGCCTCGAACGCCTCTCGGCACTCGGGACACAGGACGAACGAGAGTCCGTTCCCGATAACGCGGTTCTGTGTTCCCGCGTAGTCCTTCACCGACACGTCGGAGTAGTCCGCGGTGTCGGGCTTCGGCGGGAGGTCCGACCGGACCTCAACGAACGCGGAACAGCGGAGACACGCCTTCCCGCGTTCGAGTTCCCCGGCGTCGTAGACCTCTCCCTCGGGCGTTCGGAACTTCTTGGACATGCTACGGTTCCTCCGCCGCCTCAACGGGTGGCCGGGCGAACTCGACGGTTCCGTTCCCCACTAAGTCCGCCTCCTCCGCCGGGAGGCGCGTGAGGCGACTCTCGGGCATGGGGTACGCCTGATAGGAGACGCTGGTGAGGGTGTCCTTCACGTAGATAGCCGCGAGAACGCGGTCGGCGTCCCGCATACGCGAGAGGACGTTCCCCTCGTAGGTGTCGAGGTCCGGCGCGTCCGGGTACGAGTCGTAGTAGTCCTCAACCGACGCCGCGAGAACGTCCACGACGTAGACCCGCGCGCCGGGTTTCGCCCGGTCGAAACACAGGTCCCACTTCCCGGGAACCGGGTCTACGCCGGTCGGGTTGTTCGCGTCGGACGGGAGAAGGCGGTCCGTCTCCGCCTCGACCTCCTCAACGCGTTCCTGTAGGTCCATGACCTCCCGGGCGACCTCCTCGGAGGAGGGGTCGTCGGTCGCGTTCTGTGCCATGTCGTCGTTCTCGGGGGCCTCCGGGGAGTCCGGGCTATCGCCCTGATACTCCTCGAAACTCCCGAGGTTGTCGTCCTCGGACATGCGGCCCCTACTACACAGGAACGTGGTAAAAAGGTATCGGAGGACTACCGTTTATTATACGCCACGCCGAGAACGCCCACGGCGGACATGACCGTCCCCGCCGGGACGGACCGCCCGAACCCGACCGTCTCCGACGCTGGTTCCGCCTCTCCCTCGCCCTCGTCGGGGCGTTCGGGCGGGGCGAGGTCCGGGTCGTAGTGGTCGAACGTCTCGAAGGCATCCGGGTCTACAGCGGTCCGCCCCTCGTCGTGGTCGTGGTCGTGGTCACTCATAGGCGTAGGTCCTCGTTCTCACAGTAGTTGCACTCGTCTTTCGTCCGGGCGATACTCGTCTCCGGGGCTAACCTGTGAGGCGTGTCGGTCGAGGGACTGTAGCCCTTACAGGCGGGGACGAGACGCCCGTCCCGGACCGCCCACCGAGTATGATACCGCGTTGAGTTCTGCCGTCTCGACACACAGACGCACTCGGCGGCCTCCTCCCACGCCTGCACGTAGCCCTGTTCTCTCGCCTGTTCGAGGTCGCGGTCCGTCGGGTAGTCCGCGCCCGTCCGAACGGCGGGCCGGGACGCGAGACTTCCACCGTCCGCCACTACGTCGCCGTCGCATAGGACCCCGACGAGTTCGTGAATCCCGGCTTTCGTTAGCGGGCGGCCGCCCCGTCTCTCGACGCCGAGGGCGTCGGCTATCTCGTCGCGGAGGTCCGCCCGGTTCTCCCCGCCGGTCCGGGGAAGCCGGATACGGTCGAGGTCGTTCAGGCGGTCGTAGACCCGCGTGAGTTCGTCGTAGCGGAACCGTGGCTTTCGGCCCGTCGCCGTCGTCTCGAACCCCATGTCGCCCGCCACGCGGTCGAATAGGTCGGTCTTTTCCTGTTCTGTCGGTGAGTTCTGTGTCTTACTCATAGTCCTGCGTCTCCGTCGTCGTCTGGAACGCTACCGAACGAGTGACCCGGGCGTTCCCGCCGGGCGGTTATCCCCTCTCCCTCTACCTCTAACGCATAGACCCGTCTACGCCGTCCCCACGGGTCGGGGCCGTCGAAGGCGTCCCGGCCCGCGTTCTGTCGGACGTAGCACTCCCCCGACCGGACGCCCCGGTAGTCGAGACGGTAGTCCGTCGGCGTCTCGCCGGCCCCGTCGCGGAGGCGAAGGGACCGAAAGTACCGGCCGATACCGTCGAGGTCGCCGGAGTCTTTCAGGACCTCGACGACGACGCCCTGAACCGTGGCGATACCAGCGGGTCCGTGTCCGGGACCGGGTAACGCCTCGAACTCGACGCGAACGAGACTCCCGTCGTCCGTGGACGCGAGAACCGGGGCGAACGCCTCCGCAGGGTCGGGTTGCATGAACGTGTCCCCCCGGGTTCAGGTCCGCTTTACCACGTCCCCGACGACGTAGACCTCGCCTTTCCGTTTCAGGTCGTCGTAGACCTGTTCGAGGGCGTCGAGAGGGTGGCCGGACTTCCCCGCCTCCTCGAACAGACGGTCCCGAGGAACGCCGTCGTCGTAGGCGTCGTCGAGACGGTCGAGGGCGTCTAGAACGGCGACGCGTGGCGTCGGGTCGGTCCCGTCGGGGTACGGTTCGGAGGTCATGTCTCCACCTGTGAAGCGTCCTCTACCCCTTCCTCGTCGTCGAGTCCTTTCATTCTCGACTGTGCGTAGACGGAGAGGTCGAACCGGACGCCGTGGCCCCTCTCGTCGGGACGGAGGTCGGTTATCTCGTCTACGGCGAACCCCGCCTCCCGGAGGAGGGCGACGGCGCGGTCTACCTCGTCGGTGTCTATCTCCCGAACCCCCCGGTTCATGCCTCGACTTCCTCCGCCGCCTCGTCCTCGTCCTCCTCAACGGCATACGTCTGTCCGTCGCGGTCGTCGCCGTCGTCGCCGTCCTCGAACAGGTCCGCGTCGAACGACGGGTCGGAGTAGCCCGCGCCGTCGTCGCCGTCGGATTTGATACGGGGTGCTAACATGAACGTTCCCGACAGTCCGAACTCGGACTCCGAGTAGTGGATTTTCACCGGGAACTCGTCCCCGAACTCGACCTTTACCGAGTCGGGTTTCGTCGCGTGTAGCCCCGCCGCCATGTCGCGGAGGTAGTTGAGAGAGTAAAGCGACGCGACCTCGGCGGCGTCGCCGTCTCCGACCCACGTCGCCGTGGCGTTCGGTCGGAACACTTCCTCCCGGGTGTCGTCCTCCGCGTAGAGGCGAACCCCGGCCGTCGAGTCGCCGGTGACGCCGTTCGACAGGTCTTCGGCGGCTATCTGAACGTGTTCGAGGTCGTTCGCCCGGAGGGTCCGGGTCACGTCCCGGAGGGTCTTCGAGTCGAGGTCCGTTTCCCACGGCAGGTTGAGGGCGGGGAGGTCGGGTTCCTGCCGGATAGAGTTGGGGTCTATCGCCGCGAACGACGAGTAGCGGTTCAGGTCGTCCCGTTCGACGTGGACGTAGAACCGTCGCGTCTCCTCGTTCCACACGACCGTTACGGGGTCGCCGTGGTCGTCGTTCGAGTTCCCGCCTTTCCGGGCGTAGCGGGCGATACTCGACAGACGCTTACGCGGGAGTCCGACGACCACCTCGTCGTAGTTGAGGTCGAACGTCTCGAACCCGCTGGTAGGAACCTTTATCTCGAACATGCCGACGTTTGCCGGGTCCACGGCGCGGACCTGTAGCCCGTCGGACCGGGAGAGTCGGATTTTGCACTCGTCTACGAGGGTGTTCAGAACCGCGTCTATACGTCGGAGTAGGTCGCCGCTGGTTTCGAGTTTGACTGTCGTCATGGTTACGCGTCCTCCTGTTCGTCGTTCTGTTCGTCGCCCTGTTCGTCGTCCTCGAACACCCGGTCCCACGCGACGGAGACGGGCGCGGCGTACCTCGGGTAGTCCTTGTTCAGGTCGTCCGGGAGGTCGTCGGGCGGAACCTCCGCCTCGAACGCCGCCCCGAGTCTCCCGGCGCGTTCTTTCAGGTCGAGGAGAGTCTTTTCGGCGCGGTCCTCGTCACCGCGGACCGTAATGTCTACCTCAACGCCCTCAACGACGGTTATCCCCGTCGTCGTTGCCTCGTAGGTCATGCGTCGCCCCCGTCGTCTCCGAGAGTCTTCCCACAGGCGGGACAGTAGACGCCGCGGGCGTCCTCCCGTAGGTTCGACTCCCCACAGTAGGGACAGGGTTCGTCCGTCCCGGCGGGTTCCGGGTCCACGTCTACCGGGGAGTCGTCGTCCCCGTTCCCGAACGCCTCGCCCTCGTCTATGGTCGAGGCGCGGGTTCCGTCGTCGTAGATTTGGTCGCCTATCTGAACGAGGTCGAGGTCGCCAGTCCGGGCGTAGTCCTTCGCCCACGCGGGGAACCGCCCCGACTCGTCCTCGGTGTAGACGACGCGGGAGAGGTAGACATAGCCGATAATGCCCGCCGTCTCGTTGCCGTCCTCGTCTACTATCGCCCGCGGATGGACGAGAAAGACCCGCGTCAGGCCGGGGTTAACGACGGGGGGGGCATGGGACTCCGAGACGGGTATCGCCTTCGAGAGGCCCTGTGTGCGGACCTCTCGGATGAACTCCCGCGGTTCCTCGTAGTAAGACTTTCCGACATGCTGGTAGAGGTCGTTCGCGTGGAACGCCGTAATGTCGCCCGCGTGGTCGCCGTCCGCACTCCCGACGAGACGGGCGATATGTCGAAAGACCTCTCCCGGCGGGTCCGTCGAGAACCCGCCGTCTATGCTGGTTAGTTCCGACTCCGCCCCGGGGAGAAACGCGTCCCCGTCGGCGTCGTGGATATGGTCCATCCCGTAGGTGTCGTCGTTCAGGGCGTCGTTGAGGTCCGCGCCGCCCGTCACCGCCAACTCGAAGGGAATCCCGGGGAAGAACTCGTAGCCCCGGAACTTGTTCCGTTCGAGATACGGGATATACGGGTCGAACTCCACGAACGGGGGGAGAACACCGTCCTCCTCCGAACGCGGCGGACTCCGTAGATACGCCTTGCTATGCTTGAGGAAACCACATCCTCTTTGCTTATTTGGAAGCGTTTCCGTGTCTGTCGCCGGGTCGTCCATTCGTTGTAGTCCTCCGTCCCGACCCACCCGGGCCGCCCCCACATGAGTAGGACGGTCTACCTGTTTTGGACCCGTTGGTAAATAAGTAACGGTCGTTACGGGCGATTAACTACTCGGGATTAATCGCCGCCTAATACGTCCGCTAACGGCGTCCACGCGTCGAGGTCGTCTACCCCGACGCGGAGGTTCCCCGCGTCCGTGTGGTAGTCTCGCCACGCCTCGGTGGGTTCTCGGACGAACCAGTCGTCGTAGTCGAACCGGACGGCTATCCGTGGTCGGGCCGTCCGGTGGAACTGTCGGCTAAAGTTGCACAGGGCGGCGACTTCCGCCGCTGGTAGATAGATGTACGAGTCCCGTTCGGAGGCTTTCGCCTCGAACGCGAACATCCGGTCGCCGTCACCGACGAACAGGTCCGGGAGGTCGTCGTCGGGACTCGACCCGGACCCCGCGACCCGGATAACGGCGAACCCTTCCTCCCTGAACAGGTCACGCAACTCCCGTTCTCGTCTCGCGCCTTTACTATTCCCCATCGTCTATAAACGGTATGTTACGATACAGATTCATTCGGACGCCTCAACTATTCGCATGGACTCGTAGCGGGCTATCAGGGCGGTGAGGAACAACGCGTAGGCGGTCGCCCCGAGTCCTCCGGCGACGACCGCGGGCGGCCCGCCGAACGTCGAGAAGGCGACCCACACGGTCCCCGCGACGGCGACGGCGGGGGCGACGAACAGGAGGACGACTGTGTAGGCGTAGACGACGTTCTCGGCGGGTGGCGGCGACGCCCGGGTGAGGCGTCGCCACAGGTTCAGGACGCGTTCACGCGCCCACTCTCGCCGCCCGCCGCCGTCGTCTGTGTCCTTGCCGTCCTGTGCGTCGGGGGCTAACTCTACAGCGTCGTCGGTAGCCATAGCCTACCCGTCGGCGTTCACGGAGAAAAAGGTCCGCGTCGCCGGGCCTACTGTTCGGCGTTCGCCTTCTCAACGACCTCAACCGAGTCCTCCACGTCGGCCCGCTGTTCCGAGGCGGTCCTGTCGGAGGAGGGGGCGTCCTCCCCGGGGAGTCCGAGAACGGCGCGGAGGTAGGGCCGGATAAGACTACTCTTGCCGAGTTTCGTGATTATCCGGGAATGGTCGAGGTCCGCGGAACGGTCCGCGACGGGGAGGGAGATAGTCGCCTCGCCCCCGCCGTCCGCCGTCGCGGAGAGACGCTGTTCTACCCGGTTGAGTCGGTCCTGAACGCGGTCGTCATGTGGGTCCGTGGTCGCGGCGTAGCGGTCCCGTTCGAGGGCGTCTACGGCGTCCTGTTCACAGGAAACGCACAGGTCACGCCCTCCGACCGCCCGGACAGGCGTCTCCTCGTCGCACTCGTCGCATGCCTCGACCGTTCCCGTCTCCTCGGAGAAGTCCGCGGCGGCGTCGAACGGGTCGTCTAACTCCTGTGCGGGGTCCGGTGTTTCGAGAATACGACGCCGGATAGTGTCCTCGAACCCGTCCTGAATGTAGTCCGGGAACTCCGAGAACGTCGCGTAGACGGTCGAAGGCGACCGCCCGACCGCCTCCGCTATCTCTTTCTCGGTGTCGTAGTCGTTCGCGGCGGCGTAGTCTATGACCTCCCGTTTCGCGTTCGAGAGGGTCGTTTCCTGTGTCGCCCGCAGGTCCCGGAGTTCCGGGTACAATCCCATGACGTTCCCCACGGTCCCCGTGGAAACGTCCGCGACCTCCGCGACGAACGCCTCTATCAGACGAGGGTCCGCGAGAACGGTTCGGGCGACTCGCCGCCGAAACGCCGTCGAGACGTTAGGCGCGTTCGTTACTCCGCGTATCTGTCGATTTTTTTTTCGTCGGACATAGTTTCGGGTTGTGCCATAGTCGGTAGTCCTCGTTACCCGCCGTCGGGTGTCGGACAGGCTACCTACGCGGCGGTATGTTGTAAAACTATCGGACGCTGTTAGTCGTTAGTCTCGGCGGCGGGCGGATAGCACTCGCCACAGTAGGTCGTTCCGACCTCCCGTTTCATGTGTCCGAGAACGCGTCCATAGGGGGCGCGACCGAAGGCGTCGGACGGTATGAGGTCGTCGCACTCCGAACATATCTCGTCCCCGGGCGTGAGATACACGGCGGCCCCGGACTCGTCCTCGACGTGGGTTTGTAGGTCCGCGCCGCGGTTCAGGGCGGCGGCGACCCCGCCCGCTGTAAAGTAGTTGTCTATGTGTTTCCGTCCCGTCGCCATGCCTACGACTCGTCCTCGTCCCGTTCTCGGGCGGCGCGAACGTCCGAGACGCGCCTGTTCACCGTGACCTTGTGCGTTGAGGTGGCGTTCGCGGCTTCCTCCTGTGTCACGTCTACGCGGTTGTCCTTCGCGGCTATCCAGTAGATAGCGGCGGCGACGGGTTCGGGGCTTTTGCCGTTGAGAAAGCCCGCGCCCGCGACTTCCTGAACGACGGCGCGGGCCTTCCCGAGGAGTTCGTCGGGGACGCCCTCGACGTTCGTGTGAACCTGTTCGACCGCCGTTATGAGTGCGTCTGTGTCGTCCGAGGTCATTTTCTGCGTTTCCTGAACCTCCTCGCCGCGGAGGGAAAGCACCGCCCGATAGGTATTCCTGATAGAGACTTTCGAGACGCCGAACGCCTCGAAGTCGTCCTGTGTAAGCCCCGCGTCCGTGAGACGAGACGCGGCATACAGGCACACGGCGGCGGAGACAGACGGCGACCGGGACCCGAACAGTTCGGCCGCGCCTTCCTCGTAGAGGTCCGCCGCTGTTTGGGTCGTCGCCTCGGTGAGGTCGAGGTCGTTCGCGTAGCGGTCTATGAACTCCGTCGGGGGGACTAACTGTAGCCCGTCGAGGTCTAAGTTCTCAACGACGCGCTTATACTCGCGCCCGACCGCCGTCTCTCCGACTCCGGCGGCCTCGGCAACCTGTTCGACGGTGACGGGTTCGCCCTCGTCGCGGGCGGCGACGTAGACGACGGCGGGATAGGTCCGGTCGTCGTCGGGTTTCTGATAGCCGGTGCGTTCGAGGCGTTCGAGAATCATAGCGGCGTAACTCCCGATGGACTCGGGGAGGTCCGCCGCCGCCGCTATCGCCTCGGGTTCCCGAAGTGGTTCAGCGGTGGGCATGGTTTGTTCGAGAGGACATACGGGAGTCCGCATTAAAATGTTATCGGAGATAATAGTCTACTCGTGTCGGACAGTTTTATGTACCCTTTCCCGTAATCGGTCACTACGGTATGGCACAGGACAGAACACCCGCGACCCTCGACGACTACGCGACCACCGAGGACGGCGAGGACGGCGAGGACGACGAGGCGACCCGGGAACGACCGCCGTCGGTTCAGAAACGCAAACAGATACTCCTCCCCGAGACGAGTCGGCCCGTCGGGTCACTCGTATGGGACGACGCCCGAGGATGGAACGCCTACCTCTCGTCCCGGACGGAGGCGGACAACTACTTTCGGATTCACAACGCCTACCCGATTAGTGTCTCCCTCCTCGGGCGGCTACAACACTACGAGGTCGAACGCGTCCTGATAGCCGTCCGGGACGACTCCGATTACGGTCACGGGACCGTCTACGAGTTCGACCTGTCGGCCTACTACCCCGAGAACGCCCCCGTCTACGAGTGGGACCGCGAGGACTCCGACGACGTGGATAAACAGACGTGTCCCGATAAGGACGACGACGCCTACCGCGTGTGGTCCGAACTCGGAAACGACCTGTTCGGCTAATCCATGTCGAACGACGAACCGCGGGACGACGACGGGGGCGAGGAGACACGGCCACCCTCTCCGAACGACCGACAGGAGGCGCGGGCGGCGATACGCCGGGCGTTCGAGGAGGACGAGGACGGAGATATACAGGAACTACTCCTGCGGACACACGTTGAGGTCGGGGGCGAGGAGGTATCCCTGTGGTCGGTTGCGAATGACGTTCGCCTGAAAGAGGAGTATCGCCGGGAGTATCGGACACTATGGAAAAGTGTCGCGGAGGAGACGAAACGCGGTATCATTATCGCCCTTCTCCGGGCGGAACCGCTGTTCTACGACGACCTCACGGAGTGGACCGGGACGACACGCCGGACGGTGAGAAGCCACGCCTACGACCTTCGAGACGCCGGAGTGCTACAGGTCGGCGGGTATCCCGCGACCGTCTCGTTCCCGAACGACGACCTCCGACTGTTGGCCGCGAACGTTATCGCACAGTTCTAACCGACGACTCGCGGCCACCGTTCACTTTCACATTCACCACGGACGGCCGAGTGTATCACGGACCACTTTCACTACGCTGTTAACGGAGGGAGACGGACCCCGTTATAAAGGAACAGGGGAGAAGGGGAACGAACAGGCGGCGGTTCTCCCTCCCGGACGGCCGTCGGGAGGACGCCACCCCGACGCCGTATGGTGAGTAGGAAACGAATTTTCCTGTTTCCCAATATTACCGCCACCCCCTACGCCGCAATAGCCACCGACCGAGAGGAGACGGTGAGGGCGGTCCTCAACCGTCCCGATGAAACCGCTTCCACGCCGCCCCCGCTAAAACTCTTTTTCTATGAGAACAAGTGTGGTTGTGGGAGGTGTCTACGTTGAGGGGGTCGCCCCGGGCGACCCCTCCGCCACGGCGGGGCGACGACCGGTCGTCGCCCCGTCGGGGCTATTCCCTCCGGGAATAACGCCCCTCGGGGGCGACTCCGCGACGGTCGTCGCCTACGGTGTTAACGGCATACGGAACGCGTTTCTGCTACGGGTAGTTAAAGTTACCGGACGAGGACGGACGTTAGTCTCCGGGCGTCCCGTCCCCACCGGGCCGCCCGTCCCCGCCACCGTCCTGGCCCGTGTCTCGGTCGTCCGGGTCGGGTGTGGGACCGCCGTCTCGTCGGAAGAACGGTTCGTCCACGTCCCCGGGTTCTATCCCTTCGACCTCCGCGACGACCCGCCGTAGATACGACTCCGTTTTCTGGTTGTGTCGGTCCTGTCGTCGTTGTAGTTTCTCGACCGACGTGTTCAAACACTCTACGTCGGCCTCGATTTTCTGTAGGCGGTTCTCCGTCTCCTGAAAATGCCCCTCGTTCGTAGAGTCTACCTGTGTCCCGCGTGGGTCCTTCCCGGTGAGTGACTGTATGACCGGGAACACGATGTTTCTGAACCAGCGTTCATGTCGGTACAACCACCCGGCGAACGCCCCGCCCGCGGTTAGGACGACCCCGAGGAGAATCTGAAACTCCGTTACGGTTATCTGTAACGGGTAGGGTCCCATTACCACTACCGGGGCGTCGTATGAAGTAAAACCCTCACTACGCGTTTCCCCGGAAAATCGCTATACGTCGTCCTCATCCGCGAAGTCCTCGCCGGAGTGTCGAAGGTAGTCCTCGCCCGTGTCGAGGATGGTCGCCCTATCGCCCGAGATATACACGTAGTTCGAGGCGTCCCCTATCGGTCGGGTCGCCGTCCCTTTCGTTGATTGTAGCCCTTCTATGCCGTCCGCCTGTGCGTTCGCGCCGGTCCACGTCACCATATCAGGACCGCCTCGTTACGACGAGGTTCTTACCGGACCGATACACGTAGGTCGCCTCAACCGCCTCGGGTATCTTTTTGACTCGAACGCCGGCCTCGACGGTGGCCTCTCCGACCGAGGCGGTGCGACTCCGGGGCGTCTTATCGCCGTCGGTCGTCGTCGCCGTCCCGACCGAGGCGGTGCGACTCCGGGGCGTCTTATCGCCGTCGGTCGTCGTCGCCGTCCCGACCGAGGCGGTGAATGAAGCCATAGTCTGTTAGTCCTTGAACAGTATCCACACGTCCTCCGCCGCGTAGACCGTGTAGCCCGTTCCGTCTATAGAGACGGTATCCTTGTGGGCTAACCCGCCGCGGTTCTCGTACCACAGGTCATGTGTCCCGATGATAGTGTCCCGGCCCTCAACCTGTAGCGGGTCGGCGGTTATCACGTTCGGCGTCGCGGCGGGGGCGTCGGTGAAGTTCGCGTCCGGGTTCCCGACGACCCACCCCCTGAAACTCGGGCTTCGACTGTTATTATCCCACGTCGAGTAGTTGTTCGTGAACTCGAAGCCACCGTATTCCGCGAGTCCGCCCGCCCCGAGGAACGCCCACTCCGAAAAGGAAGCGTTCGCCGCCGAGAGGTTCCACGCCTCGTCTACTCGCGCACACCCGACGGCCATGTCTCGGTTGTCGCCGTCGCCTTCCTCCCGCTGTAGGTAGAAGACCCACGAATTACCGTCCGCGGAGAACCAGTAGGTCACTTGGTCGCCTGAACGTATCGGGTCGTCCGTGATGGGGGCGTAGCCGCCGTTATTGTTTTGTCGCGGGTAATTCGCGTAGCGGTTCGTCCATGAGTCGTTCGCGGCGTCGAAGTCCTCTCCGAACTCGTAGTTTTGCCCCCTGTAATTCCCTATCTCTAACTTCATGTCCTCGCCGGTCGGCATGGAAAACCCGACGTACTCGTTGTAGTTGAGTTCGCCCGCGGTTGACTGATTACTTCCCGTTCTCGACCACCCCGAGACGTTCCCTATTTTCGTCGCTATCTCGTCACTTATCTCGTTCCACGGGCCGCTACCTGTCGAAACCACGTTAGGACCACCGCATTACTAAGCGGGCGTTGTAGGCCCGTTTTACTTTGAATTGGACGGTCCCGCCGGAGTCCTCTATCAGGTCGTTGTGTGCCGCCCCCTGTCCGCCCTTGAACCAGTTACTATGTTCCGCGACGGGCGTCTGTCCTGTTTGAGAGTCGTTGTTACCCCGAGTGTAGGTCGTCTCGTATGCACCGGAGGAGAGGACGACCGGCGTCGAATAGGGGAAGTTATCTACGGCGGAATCAGGGTTTCCCGTCCCGAACCCGGCTACTCTACTTCCTACGCCGCCCTCGCCGAATATATGGTAATACTCTCGGTAGTAGTTTTCATCGTAGCGTCGGTTCCCGCCCATGCCGACGACGCCCTCGGACTCCCGCGTAGCGGCGTTCGAGTAGTTCCATATCTGTGTGAGGTCGGTCCACCCCCAAAAGAAATCGGCGTCTCGTCCGTCGCCGGTCGTCCGTTCAGCGTAGAACATGAACCCACTCGGAGAGGTCCACAGGTCCCACGCGACGCTATCACTCGGGGAGGCGGAATCGTAGTCTCCCTCCCGCGGAGTAAGTTCATAATTGAACTTGGCGTCGCCCGAGGTCCCGGAGACGCTATACTCGTCGTCCCACGACTCGGTGGCGGTGTTCCAGTCCGGGCCATACTCGTATCCGACGGCGATATTGTATTCCGGGGCCATGCGGAGGTCTTCCCCGGAGGGAAGCGACCACACGAACCAGTCTCCGCTACCGCCTAACGACGCCGCGCCGCCGCTGTTGTCCTGTTTGAGGGAGAACCCGGAGGTGGCGGCCACCTCGTCGCGGAGGGTGGCTAAACTCTCGCCCCACGTCGTCGCGCCGGACTGTGTTGCCATGTCGGGCTACGCCTCCGGGTCCGGGTCCGGGTTCGGGTCGCCGCCGTCCGTCGCCGTCTCCGTCTCGCCCGTCCTCCCGGACTCGCCCTCCGCGTTCCCGCCTTCGACGCCGCCCTCGTTCTCGACCGCTACCTCCTCCTGTGCGGCGGCGCGGGCGAGTTGTTCCCGCTGGTTCGCCTGTTGTTCGCGTTCCTGTTTCAGGGTCGTGTATGCCTGTGGGATAGCGTCGTCGAGGAGACGCGACAGGACCGCCTCGGGCGTTGAGTCCGTCCACGCCGCGAGACGGTCTATCTGTGCGTCGTACACGTCGTCCGGGTCTACCTCGTACTCCGTCATACCGTCGCCCACGGCGTGCGGGAGTAAAAGGGTACGCTACGAGTTCCCGGGAAGTTGTGGAGTGCCGTCGCTATCCCGAGAGGTCGGGCCGTTCGGGAGTAAGACGGTCGTGCCGTCTTCGAGTTCGAGTTCGTCGGTCCGGTCTACCATGTCGTCCGCGACGGCCCACAGTTTCACCAAACGGGTCTTGAATGTCTCCTGTGCCTCCGCGTAGGCGTCGTCGTTCACCGATACGCCCGTTTGGTCCGAGAGTTCAGTAAGTTCCTCTAACTGGGATAGGGCGTCTATCAGTCCGTCCTCCCCGCCCGCCCCGCGGAGTTCTGTCTGAATATCATGTATGTCCGTTCGTGACACCATACTGTCCGTAGAGGGGTGTCCATTACAAAACTTTGCGTCCCGTCTACGAGAGGACTGTCGTGTTACCCGCCTCGTCCACGACGACGACCTCTCCACTTGAATTTATGAAAAATCCCGCGCCACCGTTCCCCATTTGAACCGCTGGGTTGCTTGAGGTCCCCGGGGCTGTCGTGGCTTGTAATACTCTTATTCCAGAAATACTGCTTACAAAGTTTTCACCATTCCTCGGCAGTCTAAACACTATATCCTCGGGGACCGCACCGGACTGGTCAAAATCAGTTTCTCCTCCACCTGTTCCAGTTCGGTTAAAGTAAAACGACTGTCCGTTGCTTGCAGTTCGGAAGTCCCAAGTATTGTTTGGCGTTTGTAGACTAAACCTTACTTGCCCCTCAGTTGACCGTACATTAAATATCTTTTTCGGGCTTCGCGTCCCGTCATAGACCGCACTAAGAACCGGGCCACTTGATGCGTCTTTTATCAAGGCTTCTTTTGAGGTTATGCCTGCGCCTTCCTCCGCCACGAGGAGGTTCTGTGAGTTCGCTATGTCCCGGAGAATAATAGAATCCGACCCCCCGCCCTGTGTCTGTATCTTATCGGCGTTGAGGAGGGTCTGTCCGCCGAGGTCCCGGTCGGTGAGAGACGTAAGAGAGAACGGACTATTGAGGTCGCCTATCGGCAGGGGATACGAGGACAGGGACGACGCCGGACCGCCGAGTTCAGACTGAACGAACTCCCCGGCGGTCGCGTCGTAAAGCGTCGTCGCCCCATCTACGAGGTCCGACCCGGCTACGTCCATATCCGATATGGACGGAAGGGCGTAGGGCGAGTCGAGGTCCCCGACAGGGAGAGGATACGAGGAGAGAGAGGAGGCGGGGCCACCGAGGACGTTCTGTAGGACGACTCCGGCGGAGGCGTCGTAGATAACGCCGGGTCCGGCGGAGTCCGAGAGGTCGGTCCCCGCGGCGTCCATGTCCGATATGGACGGGAGAGAGAACGGACTGTTGAGGTCTGCTATCGGTAGTGGGTAAGACGACAGGGACGAGGCGGGACCGCCGAGTTCGGATTGAACGAACTCTCCGGCCGTCGCGTCGTAGAGAGTCGTCCCGGCGTCTACGAGGTTCGTTCCCGCTACGTCCATGTCGGTGATAGAGGAGAGTGAAAACGGACTGTTCAGGTCCCCTATCGGTAGCGGATACGAGGAGAGGGACGCCGCCGGTCCACCGAGTCGCCCCTGTGGGACCTCCGTCGCGGACAGGTCGTAGACGACGTTCGTCCCGTCGGTAATGTCCCCGCCGGAGGCGGTGAGGTCCCCCGCGGAGACGGTCGCGCCGCCGCCCGAAACGAGTAGCCCGCCCGAGGATATGTCCAACTGTCCGGTCATGGTGTCGCCGGACTCGTCTACGTAGTCGTCCGATATTTCCCCTAACGCGCCCTCAACGGTATCCGAGGCGTAGTCCCCCGCGGAGTCCTCTAAGTAGGTCGCGTCCGCCCGGTCCCCGAGGCTTTGCCAATTCTTCACCTCCGAGTCGGTTACGTCCGTCTGTCCGTCCGCAACGTAGACGTAGGCTATCCCGAACTCCCCCGCCTGTAGGAGGGGCGGTTCAGGTTCTAATTCAGGCGTCCCCTCTCGAACGGCGGGACTGGGGACTCCGGTGTCGTAGTAAACGAGGTCCCACCTGTCGTCCCCGGCGGTGTTCGACGAGAGGGTGAACGTTGAGGCGGCCCCTTCCGAGTAGACCGTCCCGTTGTAGAACACCTCGCCCGCGGCGACCTGTATCTCGTTTGCGTTCGCCGTCGTCGTCACGTTCAGGTCGCCCTCGGTGAGAACGCCGTTCCCGCCGACGCCTTCCGCCACCATATCTAACGAGAGGTCGAAAAGCGGGTCGTTTTGGGGCCACTCGTACCCCGGCGTCGTCGTCATACCTCCGGCGAGGAACGCCGTCGCCTAAGTAGTTCCCTACGGAGTCGGTGTCGCGTCGGGAGAGAAGTGCCGGAGTCGAAGCGTCAGACGAACAGGAACGCGACCGTCGAGTAAAGGGGTATTTCGTTCGGAGACGCGGGTTTCGTAAACGGCGAGAACGTCGTCGCGTACACCATACGCCCCTGATTGTCGAAGACCCCGAGTTCGGAGAGAGTCACGGGGAGGGACCCGGACGGTTCCTCGGGCGGGATAACGGACTCCGTATCTAAGGTTTCGAGGCCGGCGGTCCGACGCATGCCCTGCCGGTAGACCTCGTTCGAGAGAGAGGAGTCGGACTTAGAAAACGTCGTCGTGCCGGTCCCCCATGCGTAGTCCTGTAGCCCGACGGTCGTGTTCTCCGACCGGATAGCGTCCGCGACCGCCGCCTCTCCATCATCGGTAACGACGGCCGTTCCGGTCCCCTCGCCTTCGACTGTCAGAACGACGGACACGCGGACCTCCTGTTCGAGGGAGGGGTTAATATCGGTCGTCGTCGCCCGCCCGAGGAGGTCCCCCGAGAGGTCGAATATGCCGAACTCCGTTACGGTCCCGTCGTGGGTGGCGAACCCGAAAAGGCCCTGTTTCTCAACGACGTTCCCGCCGCCGCGTTCCCATGCGGAGTCGGTCCGCGTCGTCTCGTCGTCGAGAGAGGTGTCCGAGGACCCGGCGGGAGAGGACCCCCGCCCTATCGCTATCTCTCCGACGGTGGCGGACTGTCCGCGGAGGAGGTCCCGGACGGTGTTCCGTCCGAGACGGGTCCATGTCTCGGATTCCGTGGAGGAGGCGACGAGGTTCCACCCGCCGCGAACGTCGCCCGCGACGCCGTTCCCGGACCCGTGTTCGGACCCGTTCGGGTGGCCCGAGTAGAGGCCGTCGTTCAACTCCCGAACGTATACCTCTACGCCGACCTCGACGACAAAGAGGTTCCGGGCGAAGGATAGTTCGCCACGGCCGCGGTCCCCGACTTCGATAAAGTTGCCCTCTATCCGCCGGGAGGACTGTCGGTTCTCCGCGACGAGGGACTGTATATCGGTCATGGGCTACAGTCCCGAGTAGATAATCGTAAAGGTGACTTTCGGAGAGGCGTTCAGTTGGGCGGCGTGTTCCCCGACCTCGGTTGAGAAATACGAAAAGGTGAACGTTCGCGTAGACCCCGGGCCGATTTTCGTAAAGTCGCCTTCCTTCACCACTTCGCCGTCTACCTGTAGGGTGGGGAGGAACGGTTCCCGATACGAGGAGTTGTTCGTGAGGTCGCCCGAGACGGTTATCGTTTCTCCGACTCTCGGCGTCGTCGGGGAGACGGAGACGTTCGACCACTCGAACAGTTTCGTGGACCCGCCCGACGGTTCCTCCTCGTCCTGTGCGACCGCGCCCGTCTGTGCCGTCTGTATCCGGTTCCCGAACAGTTCGAGAGTGCCGGCGGGAACGTCTAACCCGTCTCTCGTCACGCCGGGTTCGGAGTGAAACCGGATACCCATAGCCGCCTTTTCGCCGTCGGTCGTGGACTCCGAGGCGATAGTTTCCCCCCACGAAAACGTGTTTATCCACTCGGCGTAGTCGGCGTAGCCCTGAATCGCCGCGTCGAAGTCCGAGTAGGAGGCGTATTTCTGTTCGAGGCGTTTCCTGAACAGTTCCGCCTCGGTCGCGTCTACGCCTATCTCGTTCACTAAGTAGTCCTCGAACGACGAGAACGACGAGAACGAACCTACGTCGGTCTGGAACTCGGACCACGTTTTCGCGTCGGCTATCGCCGCGAACAGGTCCGAATAGGGGTTTGCCTGTGCCGACGCCGCCTTTATCCCGAGGGCTTTCAGTTTCTCCGCCTGTTTGAGTTCGGACATACGCTACGTTATCCCTCCGACCCCGTGAACGAGAGTGTTACCCGTCCCGTGCCGTCGGCGTCCTTCGAGGAGATTATGAACGACCCGTCCACGTCCTCGGGCGGCCACGTCACGTCTATGGACTGTCCGACCCGGGCGTCCCGGTAGGCGCGGTCCGCGACGGTGAACTCGAACGCCGAGTCGTCCCATGCGTTCTCCGAGAGGAACCCCTTCCCGAAGGCTAACAGGTCCTCTCGCGTCTGTATGGACTTATCTACGAGGGGCTTTTCCCGCGGCGAGACGCCGTAGAACTGTATGGACGCCGGACTCTCGACCTGCGCCTGTAGGTCGCCGTCGCCCTGAACCGTTACCTTATTGATAATCCCTGTCGCGTCCCGGTCGAACGACGCGTCTACCACCCGGGTTGAGGCGTAGTCTATGGACACGGGCGCGTTCTCGTCGCCCGCTGGTTCGTAGTGGAGGTCGTCGTTCTCGTCTATGAACGACACCGCGCCGTCCTCGACGGATAACTGTTCTATGAGTTCGAGGATAGTCGAGTCGAACCGACGGGTGACGGTCCGGTCGGAGTCCTGAACGGTCCCAGCGGGGGCGTCCACGGGACTCCCGCGGTTCTGTAGGTCGAACGGTCGGGTCCGGGCGTAGTCTATGACCGCGGCGCGGGGTTCCGGGATGTTCCCTCGTATGTCTATCCGAAACTGTAGGGTTCCGTCGGCGGTGAGTTCCGCGTCGTCGGTCGTCGCGTCCTCCGTCCGGTAACGGACCGTCTGAAAGTTCGCCCCTTCGGGGGTTTCGAGGTCCCATACGTAATTATGCCCGCCGTGGTCGCGGAGTTCGAGTTCGCCCTGAAAGTAGCCCCCGGCGTTGTTGAACAGATAGCGGGTTTCCAGCCACAGGAGGCGGCGGTCGGGGGCGGCGTTCGTCGGAACCGCGTCGTAGGTAAGCGTGAAGGTCCCCGAACTCTCCTCTCGCCAATACAGGAATACGAGGTCCGACCCCCTCTCGTAGAGGCGTTGTGAGGGGATGTTCGCCAACTCGAATATGTCCGCGTCCGCCGAGAGGTCGTTCAGGTTCGACCCGTTGAACAGCGTCACGGGATTCCGCGGTTCCGTCCTCTCGGATACCGCTTCCCGGATAATCGCCCCGGTGTCCTGATTGTAAAACGGCCGATGGACCTCCTCGTACTGTAGGGCGACCCGTTTGTCTAACGCCTCGAACTCGACGGTTAGCCCGGACTGTGTGGAGGGTTTCTTTTCGAGGACGCCGACGAACTCCTCGGACCCGTCTCGGGAGACGACGACCTCCTCGCCGTAGTTGAACGTCCGGTTGCCCGCGGTGTTGGCGGCCGTGACCTGTGCGGTCCCGATAGCCTCCTCGTCTTTCTGTCCGTAGTCTACGTCTATCACCCGGTCCACGTTCGACCCGCCGATAGTGACACTCACCGTCATGGGGCTAACTAATGAACGCGTCGAGGTAGGTCCATTCTATCTCGAACTCGAAGGACCCCGCCCCGAGGTCGGCGGCGGTCGCGTCCTCGGTCACGTTCACCTCGGTGAGGACGCCCTGAATAGCGGGCCGCGGCCCGAGAATCAGGTCGTCGAACCCGTCGGTCGTGTCGAACCCCCACTCTTTCCCGGCGCGGCGTAGTTCGGACTCGAACCCGAGGTCGTGGTCCGCGTAGACCCCGCTATTCGGGTAGTGGTCCGCGGGCATGTCCTTCACTATCCCCGTGACGACGATTGTCTCGGCGTTCAGGACGAGTTTCCCCCCGATTACCTCCCGGAGGGCGGAGATAACCGAGTCTTTGACGAGGCCGTTCGACTGTGTGTAGTCCCACGTCTCGGCTTTGAACTCGAACGTCTCGGAGGCGTCGTTCCGAATTATCTTCACCGGGTCCGTGAGGTCCGTCATTTATCTCGACCCCGTGCGGGTCGTCGTATCCGACCCGAGTTCGTTCCCTATCAGTTTCGCTAACCGCCGCTGTTCGCCCCGGGACAGGTCCTCGATATTCAGACTTTGGTCGCCTATCTCGACGTTGATGTTCTGTTCCTGTGGCCCGCCCGAGGACTCACCGCCCGGGGCGCGGCCCGGCCCCATGCCGCGGCGACGACGGCGGGTTCCCCGTTGGGCCGCCCCACCCTCGCCCGGAAGGGCCGCCCGCCGTCCGAGTCCGGTCCGCGTCCGTCGGTCCCCGCCGGTAGTGTCCGGCGCGAACTGTTCTAACTGTCGTCGCGTCTCCTCCGCGACGGAGGCTAAGTTCTCCCGGCCCTGTCGCCGGACGCGGGCTATCCGGGAGTCTAAAGACTCGTTCTGTATGGTCGAGAGGCGTCCCGTCTGTCTGCCCTCCGTCGCGGCGAACTGAAAGTCGTCCCCGACGGGTTCTATGTCTACTTTCGGTATCTTGTTCACCTTTGCGATAAGGGAGTTCAGGGGGCCGACGGCCTCCTGAACGGCGGAGTTCAGTCCCCCTACGATACCGTCTCGGACTTTCTCCGTCCACGTATTGATAAATTCGAGGAGGCCGTTCAGTCCCGCCCGCCAACTGTAATCCATAGCCTCGACGGTCGCGCGAAAGCCCGTCTTTACGGACTGTCCGAACGCGGCGAACCCGAGTTTCACCCGCGCCGCCCACCGCGCCGCCGCCTTCGCCCACTCGGTAGACGTGTTTATGAACATGTTTTTCGCGCCCTCGAAGTCCCCGGTAAGGGCGAGGAACGCCGCCCCGAGGAACCCGACCAACGGGCCGCCTATCAGGTAGGCCATGTCCGCGAACGCGCCGGACATGGTGGTCGTCTCCGCCTCGACGACCGGCGTAACGTCCGTGAGTCCGAGGAGTTCCGCCCCGAGGAGGCCGACGGCGACGACCGTTAAGAACAGTCCGGCGGCGAGTCCTGCCGGCCCCGCGAGAAGCGCGTAGGTCGTCGTGATAGCCGTGTTCAGGAGAGTGGTCGCGCCCGTCGCCACCGTGACCGCCCCGGAGTAGACGGTCGCGGCGGCGGAGGCTATCCCGAAGTTCGAGGACAGGAACGTGAGGGCCGACGAGAGGAGTCCGGTGTCGGCGTTAAGGCGTTCGGTCCACCGTTCGTTTTCCTGTGTCGCCTCCGTATTTTCCTGTGTCGCGTCGGTCGCCTCCTCCTGTGCGGCGGCGGTCCCGAGAAACGACCCGGCTACGTCGTCGAACGAGTCCTGTAGGCCCTCGCCCTGTTCCTGTGCCTCTCCGACCCCACGAACTTCGGCCTCGTAATACACGTCCCCGAGTTTCATGGGTTAGGAACCGCCTCGCTTCCGTTTGGCCTTCCGGCGGGCCTTCTCACGTTCCTCTTTTTTGAGTTCCTGAATCACGTTGGACATAGTAAGCCTCCGGTAGACCTCTCGTTCTGTCATACCGGGGCGGCGTACTTTATGAGTCTTCCTTACGGGTTCAGGGTCGGGGAGTTCGCCTATCGCATACAGGGCGACCCCGAGGGCGAGGGAGAGGTAGACGGGCGTGAATAGCCCCGTCTCAACGGTGAGGAGGAGTCCGAGGCCGATACTACAGGCGATAGCAACGCGGACGCTACCCGGCGTCACGCGCCCGAGAGACGCCGCTATATCTGTCCGTTCCTGTGTCGTCTCGAACGCGACCTCGTAGCCGCGGAGAGTGTCGAGGTCGTAGCCGTCCGAGACGAGGTAGTGTTCGACCGCCTCCCGCTGGAAGACTATCTCGTCGGGAGACTCGGGTTCCGCGCCCCGGACGGCGCGTTCTACTTTCCCTCCTCACCCCCGGCTTTCGACTGTAGCCACGCCCGGAACGCCTCTACGTCCGCGTCGGCGTCGCCGTCGGTCGCCACGAACTCGTCTACGAGGTTCAGGGCGGCGTCCGCCTGTGCGTCGCGGCCGGCGTCGCCCTGTGGTTCGGGGACGAACTCCTCTAACTTTTCGAGAAGGCCCGAGGAGACGCCCGTTAGCCACGTCTCTAAGCGGTCCTCCGCCCCGAAACTCGTCTCCTGTATCTGGAACGTCAGCATGGTCTTGTAATAGTCCACGGTGGAGAACCCCGTCTCGGAGAGGGCGTCCTCAACGGCTTCGGACTTTTTCGCCCACGGGACCTCCTCTTTCGGCAGGAGAATGAACCCGAAGGACTTCCCGCTATGCGTTATCCACTCCTCGACGGTCGCGCTTGTGTCGGCTAACGACTCCTCGAACGTCCCTGTCTCCGCGTTCTCGGGCGTCTTCTCGAACGACATGATAGTAGTAGCCCCACGCTAACACGAATAAGTTTCCGGTCGGACGGTCGGACGGGTAACGAGGTCGCTTAGAACCCGTCGTATCGGGACCCGCCCGACCCCGTATCCTCGACCGTCACCGTCACCGACTCGGGAATCATGGACGCCTCGACCGACACGGCCTCGTCGTCGCCGCGGGGCGTGTCGTGGGGGACCTCCTCTAAGTTCGTCGCGGTCGCGTCTATCACTAACCTGTCGCCGGAGGGTTTGGTGAACGCGATATTGACGGCGACCCCGCCGGCCGTCGAGGAGAGGAGTTCGTCGTAGAGGGTACTGTCGTCCACGGTCACGGTCGCGGCTAACTCGTAGTCTATGTTCCCGTATAGAATCTCGAACGGGAAGTTTCCGGTTGCGGAGTTGACGTAGAACCGGGACTCGGACCCGTTATCTATTGAGAGGGTGAAGTCCTCTAACCGGGCGAACGAGGTTCCCGCGAACGAGAAGTCCGAACTAATATCCGAGAACAGCCACGGGTCGCGGTCCGGGATAGAGATAGGTCCGGTCGGACTCGTCCCCGTACCCACGTCCAACGCCTCCGTTTCGAGAGTCACCTGTAGCCGGGAATCGTTGTCTACCGACAGTTCCCCCGACATGACGGCGACTCCGGCGAACGTCCGAACAAAGTCGTCGCCGCCGCCGCGCCCGTATTGGGTCGCTTCGACGGTCGCCGTCGGCGGGATACCGTCCATTTTCGGCCCGAAAACGTGGGTGTCCGTTCCCGTTGAGGGGGAGTCGGCGGTGAACGAGTCGTAGGCCCCGAGGAGGAGGGCGATAGGGTAGCCGTCGTAGGGAAGGATAGGGTAGTCGCCGCCGTCGAGAACGACCTGTCCCTCGGATTTGCCCGAGAGTTCCCGGTCGCCGCCGATAAGCCTCTCCTCGTACCAGTTTACCGTCGGGTCCGGGTGGGATGTTTCCTCGACGAGTTTCCCGAGGTGTCTCGACGGCGCGACCGTCGTCCCCTGTTCGGACTCCGTTCCAGCGACTATTTGGGAGTCATGTCCTTTGTAGGGGTCATTCCCGGGCATGTCTGTATCTTACTCCGAGGAGTGTCCGGCGTCGTCTTTAAGGTTCGTTATCCGTTGGTTCCGTCGCCGGTTCCGAACAGGACGGCTACTCGTCGGGATTGTAGTCCCGGGCGGCGTTCCGCACCTTCTCAACGACCCACGCGAAGGGGTTCGACCCGTAGAACTTCATGAGGGCTAACGCGTAGAGGACGACTAACGCCCCGCCGATTACATACGCCGCCGGGACGACGAGGCGATTGAACACCGTCTCCGCCGGTATCTCGCCGGACACCGTGTAGTCGAGTCGAACCGCCCCCGACAGGGCGAGGTAGGCCGTCGCCGCGACGACGCCGACCGGGAGAATGAGGAGAACTATGCGGTTGACCGCCTCGTCCCACGGCCCCGCGTGGTCGCGTATCCGCGGGACGTTCTCGCCGTCCTCGGACGCCTCCTCGTCGTTCTCGCCGTCGTGAAAGGAAACGTTCGTATCCTCCTCCGCGTCGCCTGTGCGGTCGTTCTCGTCGTCTGTGGACATGTCTCGACTAATGCCTGTAAGCCCGACCTAAAAGGGGTTCCTTACGGAGTCCTCGCCTCGGACTCGAACCGTACCGTGCCATTCAAAACGTGGTAGTTGAATATCTCCTCGTCCGGCGCGGTGACGGAGAACGTGACTGTATCCCACCCGCCGATTGTTAGCCCGTTCAGGTCCGCCTCCCGACGGTCCCGGACCGCCTCCGCTATGTCCTCTAACTCCCCGTAGACCGCCTCCCGACGCCCCCGGCCCTGTGTGGTGGCGAACTCGAAGGACGCCTGATTACTGTCGTTCCGAACGTTCCGCCCGGCGGTCCACTCGGGTTCTCTCGTCCCCGTCTCCGCTATCAGGATATACTCCGAGACGGACGCCGAGACGCCTTTCTGTGGGTTGCCGTCCTCGTCCTCCGTCTGTAGCCGGATAGTCTCGGGTTTCGGGACGCCCCACGTCCACTCCACGTTAAAGAGATTCAGTAGGACCTCCGCGACGTTGTGGTCCGGGCGAGTCATGCACTCCCCCCGTCGTTCTCGAACTGGTTAGACCCATCTATCTCCTCAACCTCAACGAACCCGGACTGTAGGAGGTTCCCGGTGTCGGTCGCTTCCTCGGCTATTATGTCCTGTGAGATACCGAACGCGGCGTCGAGGAGGTCCCGGAGTATCTTGAACGGCGCGTGGGGGTCGTCGGAGTTCTCGTAGGGCGCGGCGAACGCCTCCGCCTGTCGTTCGACCTCTCCGACGGCCCGTTCCATGAAGTAAACGCCGGCCGTTCCGTTCTCGGCTATCGCGTTCACGACGACCCACGCCACGGCGTCCTTGTGGTCCTCGGTCGAGAGGTCGCCGTCCTCGGGTAACGCCGCCGCTTTCAGTCCCGGGTTGAGGTCGTTCCACTTCCGGTGAACCCACTTACGGATAGGGCCGAACGGTGGCCTCGTCCCGCTGTAGGAGGTCGGGTAGTTCACGTATTTGGCGTAGTCCACGGTGTAGCCGAACCGCCCGGTAACGTTGAGTCCGCGAAGGACTTCCTCGAACTCCGTGTCGTCGTAGTTCGCCTCTACGTCCGGCATGTTAGGCCCCCGGGTGTCGCCTGTGTTCCTGTATCTCGTCCATCGCCTCCGAACGGAGGGCCGTCGCCGCCTCGTCCGGGGACTCCTCCTCGCCGGTCGCCGGGAGGAGGTTCCCGTATTGGTCCGTCTGGAACAGGTCCGCGGCGACGAGTTTCGCCACGGCGCGGCGAACGTCCTCGGGCGTCTCCTGTGTCCGGGCGTAGTCGGTCGCTTCGGCGTCGTCGTTGGCCGTCTCGTCGTAGCCGGCCGCGGCGGTGGCCTCGTCGGTCCCGTATCGGTAGGTCGCCCGGACGGTGGCGTTCTCGGAGACGAGACGACCGTAGGCGGACACGCCTGTCACGGTCACGGCCGACAGGTCGAGTTTCAGACGCCCACGGGACGCCTGTAGGTAGTAGGCCCCCGACTCTAACCCGGCGTCGTCGGTCACGTCCTCCCGGGTCCGGCCGGCGACGACCTCAACGAGGTCCCCGGCGGCGGCGTTGAGGCCGTCTTTCGCGTCGGTTCGGACGTTCAGGTGGGGGAACTGAACGTCCGCGAACGGTTCGGGTTGCCGCGTCGGGTCGCGCAACTGTCGCCGCCCGCTTCCCGAGGCGGTCCGCGCCCGTCGCCTGTGTCGCGGGTGTTTCTGTGTATGCGAGAGTTTTATGTCGAGGGTTTGGTCCTCAACTTTCCGGGTCCGCCACGCCCGGTTTGTCCGGTTATCAACGAACTCGGACCTGTCGAGGAGGAGGCTATGAACTTCCTCGACCGCCGGGTCGCCGCCGTTCGCTTCCGTGTCGAAGGCGTCCCGGTTTCGGACGTAGGTAAGCACGTCCCGGGGGGCGGCGTAGGGAACCTCGTCTACGAGGAGGGTCCGTATAGCGGTCATTACAGACGAGGTTTCGCGGTGGCTACTTATGGATTCGTTCCGCGTCCAAAGAAACCGAGAGGGAGGCCGTTAGTCGTCTCCGAAGGCGACGACCTCAACCGACACCGAGGAGTCCGCGGTCGCGCCGCCGACGGCGACGGTCGCCTGCGAGTTGCCTTTCGAGGTGACGGCGGTCGTACACACCTCGTCCGGTTCGACGAACGCCCGGACGTTGCCCTCGAACTGTCGGTCCCAACTAACCGTTGTGGACCCGTCGCCGTTGGCGTCCGTTGAGACGGAGGCGGTGTGGACCTCCGCCCGCTGGTCGAGGTTCGGAATCCCCGTCGCGGAGTTCACAGCGTCCGGCATGGTTAGGCGAGGTTTTCGACGCGGGCGAGGTGGTTGATACCCTCTCCGACGAGGACCCCGTAGGAGTCCACGGCGAACGTCTCCGAGGGGCCGGTCTTCGCCAGCGGGTGCATGGTCGCGTCCTGTAGCATGCCCATGTACCACCCGGAGGCGTCGAGACTCCACAGGTCCCGCGACCCCGAGGTGTTGTTCACGCCGTGGGACTTCATGACCGGCGTCCCGCCCACGTCGAGGGCGCGGAAGCCGAACCCGAGGGTTTCGCCCGGCGACTCGTAGCGGGTGTAGTCCGTGAGTTCCTTCTGGAGGTCGGTGAAGTTCTTGTGCGTCGTGACGTGAACGATGTTGTCCATGTCCGCCCCGGCGCGTTCGAGGGTCTGGTTCTGTTCGTACACGTCGTCCACCGACAGGGCACTCCCGGCCGCCGACGTGGTGTTCCCCGCCGTCACGAGGTCCGAGAACCCGCGGAAGCCGTTCACGTCGTTGTTGGTCCCCTGAATTATCTGCCGTTCCTCGTACTGTCGAACGGCGCGCATCATGGCCTCCTCCGTCACCGACCGGGTGGAACGCAGGGACCCGGCCGCCAACTGAACGAAGTCCGTCACCTCGGACTCGCGCCCGTAGGAAACCACGTCGTAGGAGTAGTTCGAGTAGGTGTCGTCCGCCGTCGGGTAGGACCCGCCCTCCGCGAACTGTGAGACGGCCCCTACGTCCGTCTGTTCGTCCACGTCGATAGTGTCTTCCTGAACGGCCTCCCGCGCCAGCATGTCCGATAGCGGCAGGTTCTCGCCCGAACTGATGTAGACCTCGGGCGAGACGAACAGCGGCATGGAGTAGTTCGACCTGTCCATCGCCTTTGCGACTTCTTTCGCCGCCTCCCGAAGTTCCGCGCCCTTCCGCTGTTCCTCGTTGAACAGGCGGTAGGCATTCTTCCACACGTCCTCGAACATCTTCGAGGGGTAGTGGGTCGGGCTAACCGCGCCCTTCGACAGGTCCTCGGACACGTCCGACGAGGGGCCGTTCGTTCGGAACCCCATCGGGTCGTGGTAGAGGACGCTATCACCGGGAAGGCCGACCTCTTTCTGCACCTCCTCGAACAGTTTGTCGAAGCCCGCCGCGGACATGGCATGCTGTTTTTCCTTCTTGCCGATACTCCCGCCCGCACTCTTGACCGTCGTGGACGGGTACTTACTCCCGCCGCCGTTTGCTTTCGTGGACATGTTACGCCTCCTCCCCGGCGACTACGCCGGAGTAGTCGAGTTCGAGGTCCTGTTCGTCGTCGCCGTCGTGGTCGGGGTCGGGGAACTTCTCGCCCTTACGGACGACCTCCGACAGGTCGCCCTCCTCGTCCTCCGGGACCTCGAACGCGTCCCGAAGGGCCTTCTCAACGCCCTTCTCCGCGGCGTCCTGTGCGACCTCCTCGACCGTCTCCTCGTCGAGGGTGTCGTCGTCGTGGTCGGGGTCGTCGCCGCCCTCCTCTTTCTCGAACACTTCCTGTTCGAGGTCGTCCACGCGGTCGCGGACCGACTCGACGCCCTTCCGCGTCTCCTCGACGGACTCCTGCGTCGAGTTCATCTTTTCGAGAAGTTCGTCTAACTTCTCGTTCTGTTCCTCGGTTTCGTCGTCGGAGTTGTCGTCTCCCATAGTGTCTTTCTCGCGTTCGGGGTCGCTACCGCCGTCCGGGTCGCCGCCGTTCCCCGCCGTCCCGGACTCTTTCGAGGACTCCTGTTCGTCGTCGCCGTCCATGCCGTCGGACTCGGGTTCCTCGTCCTCGCCGTCGCTGGTTTCGGAGGAGTAGTAGTCCTCCGCCCATTCGACGAACGCAACGAGGCCCGCGTCGTCGGCGTCCTCCCCGGATTGGTCCTGATACTCGTCTACCGCGTCGTTCAGGTCCGCGGGGGAGAGTTCCTTGCCGACGACCGCGGAGAGGGCGGTCGCGCCCGCCTGTAGCGTCTCGTCGGACAGGTCCTCGTCGGTCCCGACGGAGGCGGCGACGGAGGACATGGCCTCCGCGTCCTCCTCGGGGACACAGTTGGGAACCTCGTTGCCGAACTCGTCGGTTTTGAAGCCGACCATGACGTAGCCGTCCCAACAGGGGTCGTCCTCGGGTTGTTTCTCAACCTGTTCGTCCTCGTTCTTGTTGGCTTGCATATTCTGTAGAATGTCTTTCTGTTTCGGCGTTAGCAGTTCGCCGGGTTCGAGGGACGCCGCGCCCCCGTAGATGGAAAACCCCGAGAGTTCGCCGGACTCGACGCGCTTCCACGCCTCGTCCGTGAGTTCGACCCCCATAATCCACGTCCCTGCCGGATAGGTCCGTTCGCCGGACCCGTCGGGCATGTCGAACGCCGTCTCCTGTTTCAGAACGTAGGACTCTATGGGTTCGCCGGACCCGTCTACGAGGTCGTGGTCCTCGTCTACCTTCCGGTAGTGTTTCAGGTAGTTGTGTGCGGCCCGTTCTATCTCCGGTCGGGGAACGAGGTCCCCCTGTTTGTCCGTCTCGTCGGGGATAAGGACGGCCGCCCACACTTTCCGTTCCGGGTCCTCGGACTGTTTGTTCACGACGAACTCCCCGTCTCGTAACGAGGGTTCCGCCGGGTCGAACGCCTCGGGGTCCGCCGCCGCGGACTTAGCGACTAACCACTCGGAATCCTGTGCGGGTTCGTCCACAACCGACACATACTCGACCTCTAAGGAGGCGAGAACGTCGGTGGGGTTCTCGGACTGGATAGCCTCGAACCCGTTCTCCTGTAGCCACCCACACAGTTTCTCCGGGTCGTCTACGGAGTCCTCCTGTGTGAGAGTGCGGACGCACTCCTCGAACCCGCCGGGAAACGCGTCGTCAAAACTGTCCGGCATAGGGGGACTCCTACTACCCGTCTCGGTCCCCGTCGCCTTTTATATAATCCGTGGCGGGTCGCCTATACGGTCGCTATACACTCGGGGACGCCCTGTGGGGAAGATAGGGACTATCATAGGTTAACCCCCGATACTTTTATTATGGGTGGGTCCGTAGGAGAGGTATGGCACAGAACAGCCACCCGCGCGACGACGCCGCACAGGACCCGGAGAACTTCACCCGAGGACTCTACCGTGAGACGGACTACCACTACGCGGGCGGGCTTACCGACGGCCCCGTTCATGTGGACGTTCCCGGAGAGGTCGAGGCGGTCCCCGACGACCTACAGCGGGTCGCGGACCGTCACGGCTACACCCTTGTCGAGGACCACGGCTACGACGCCCGCGAGAACGCGACCCTGTTCGAGTTCCGCGTCGTCGAGACGGACGGCGGACAGGTCGAGGAGGAGAACGACGACCGGGACCTCCCGACGGCGTTCGGCCACGCCGGAGAGGAGGCGGGCCGTCCCGTGGACGCCCTCGACGTTCTGGAACCCGGCGACCGTATCCTGTGGGGCGACAGGTCCGAACCCGCGACCGTCGCCC